CGGCAGTGGGTTTGACTTCCCACGCGCCACATTTGGCCACTAGTGTGGTTTCCGCTCTCCCCAAATCAATGCAGACTGTCTTGCGTTCAGACCCCCATTTGGATAGGGTCAAGACCCCCTTGACGTTGTTCACTTCGATGGCTCGCCTTTATGACGCGCGCAATGGCACTGCTTTTAATCAAGTTGTAACGGCAGGTTTGAATTCGTTCCAGAACCTCATGGACATGTGTTTGAACACACGAACAGGCGCCGCTTAGATCGCTGTCCACACGGTCGCGCTCGGCCAAAGTGCTCACTGTGTCAAATCGTTGCTGAAGCCACAACAAACTATCTATCCATGGGCACTCACCTTCCTTTGTATGAAGCGCGTTTATCAACACGCGCTTCCATTTTCGCGGGAACGCCCCAACCGGAGTGGAAGGACATCGCTGCAGGTGTTAGGTGGGAGGATGGGGTGGGGCCGATTGATCTGTTTCGTCCGGCCGCACACTTGATAGGGATTGGCAATATCGCTCAGTTGCCAGTCCCCGTTGCAGCAAATGCCACCAACTTGACTACCGCATTGCGAAATCGGTTTATTCATGACATCCCCCTACATGACCCCAAAGTGTGGCAGAAATTTGAGGAATTCGTGGAACATAATCGTGAACGACTGTTGCCAGGACTCAAGCCACAGCCGCCAATCCCTTTTGAGCAATGGGTCAGCAACTTCCCTCCGTATAAACGAGAGCGTTTGAGGAAGGCCAAAGCTCAGATTGACACCAATACTGCCCGGCGCCCAAAAGTGAGCGGCGTGTTTACGAAATGGGAGAAAACAATGATGTCTGTCGACCAGTTGCCAATGCTGAAAGTGCCACGCCCGATTGTTCCTTGGGCAGATACTTTGAATGTGGATTTGGGCCCATTTATCCATGGCGCCTATCAGCAGGTAAAGTCAATATGGCACCCGCAGAATTGGTTGACTTATGGTGCCGGATTGGACGGCATAGAGTTGGGCGCGTGGTTCAAACCGTTATATCCCAATGGTGACGATTTCACAACTTCGATGCAATGGGTAAAGTTTGATAATGACATGACCACCTATGATCGTTGCCAGCACTCCGGTTGTTTTCATTTGGCGGAAAAGGTTTTTCAATGGGCTGGAATTAGCGGAGCAGCTGCTTCTGCTTACCGTACACAGTTTCAGACTGAGCTGAGATCACGATATGGGCACTTGGTATCATTGTGGTACAACATGAAAAGTGGTGTACCAAACACCGCATTGCAGAACACGATTTTGAACATATTGATGCATGTTTTTGTGTATTCTGTTGTATTGCGCCTACCAGTGTCTCAGCTGCGACATGTCGTACGGATACTCGGCAATGGAGATGACAACATATCAATGGTGAAGATAGAGGCCATACACGCCGCTGGCCATACTCCTGCCACATTCCAAGCGCGTTGTGACAGTCTGTTTCGCCAACTGGGCATGTTGCCGAAGATGAACGTGCG